TTCCTCTAACCCTTTAGAGTCCCTTTATACGTACTATATACACACCTAAATTATCTATGATATAGTATGTTTAGACTTAATACTGTTAAGACCTATTGTGTTAGACGTGTGTCTTAACTTTAGCGTTAACATTAGAATATGTAATGCTTTATTGTACTTAGGGTTATTCCTACCATATATAAATCAACGAGTTACAGCATCTGGCACGATTCTATTATGCTATATATATGAGAGGGTTAGAATATTAGTTGATTATTAGTGTTATAATTCTCTCATTCATTCATTACTTTGAAAGGCAGTGCCAAATGACAGACTCTAAACAATCTTTATATGATGACGTTACAAACAGCATTATTGAACAGCTAGAAAAGGGTGCTGTTCCTTGGATAAAGCCATGGACAGCAGACAGCAGTGCGGATAAAAACATCCTGACACAAAAGCCCTATCAAGGCATTAACCGTTTAATCTTAGGTATGACAGGCATGGTGAGAGGGTTTGACGTGCCAGTGTGGGCATCATTCAAACAATGGCAGTCCTTAGGGGCTAACGTGCGAAAAGGCGAAAAGGGCACAAAGATTGTCTTTTATTCGCCTGTCAGTAAAGAAAACAAACAAACAGGTGAAACAGAATCGTATGCTGTTTTAAAGTCTTATGTTGTTTTTAATGCCTCTCAGGTAGAGGGCATCACGATAACCGTTGAAAAACCAGCAGATAAACCGTTTACAGCTAACCAGTTAGCAGAGGAACGCATTATTAAAACAGGTGCGGCACTGTCTCACGGTAGTGATGCCGCTTTTTACATGCCCTCTCAGGACAGAATCCAAATGCCGCATAAATCGGCGTTTAACAGTGAGGAAAACTACTATGCAACAGCATTTCACGAATTAACGCATTGGACAGGCCACAAAGATAGATTAGACCGTAACCTCGATAAGGGCAGATTTGGTAATCCGGCGTATGCTTTCGAGGAACTTGTTGCAGAAATGGGTGCGGCGTTCCTCTGTCAGGATTACGGTATCCAAGGCGAGTTAAGGCACGCCGGATATATACAAAGCTGGTTAAAAGCATTGCGTGACGATAGCAAGGCAGTATTTAAAGCGGCGGCGTATGCACAAAAAGCGGCAGACTATATAAACATGCTTGACGCAACAGCAGAGGCGAAAGCGGCATAAATATCACCCTGTTGCATCTTAGAAATAGGGTGCAATGTGGTGCTATTTCGCACTACTTTGAAAGCATAGTATGCAAAATTTAAACTGTTTAGGGTATCTGGCCGCACTGGTTTTAATGTGTTTGTCTGTCATTGGGTTAGTCAGTGGTGCTGTTAGCGTTTTCTCGTTTATAGCCCTGATTATTTATGGCACTGTCTCAGGGTGCTATTTTGTTTACCGTGATTACATGGGGGAATAAAACATGCACGAATTACAGGCTAAATATCGGCTATTCCTACATGCACGCATGTTCGCATCTGCACAGGTAATCTATCTACAAATTGAAAGGGCTAAACAATGAAACCAGCAGAACGTGAAGCGTTTATCGACGCATATTGTCAGCATGGGGATGCACCTGTTTCCCATGTTCGGCAGTTTTTAGAACTGTTTGAATCTAATCAAGACGTACCCTATGACGAATACTATACAGGCATTGCAGATGCCCTTAGTATGTGGCATTTGGCTATAAATTTTCAGCTTAAACAACTATCGGAGACTTGACTATGGCACAAGGCGGAAAAGTAGAACAACGCATGACAAACCCATCCCGTGAACCCCACCACGTGTTTGACAATAGTGAAATTCCCCCACGCATGTGCGCTGCGGATATGGCTAGTCTGTTCGTCAGTGGTATGGGTGCAGGGTTTTTGATAGCCCTGCTAACCCTTGGGGAATTTGTAGGGGGTTGACAAACCCCAAGTGGTTTTGCTAGAGTTCGTCCCACTGTAGTCACGCACAGTAAGCAAGGCCATTTAAGCGATTACCCCTCCCCGTCTCTACGGGGGCGTGATAGGGGTAGTCACTTAAGTGGCTTTTTTATTGTGCGTTTAGGCTTAGTCGGGGGCATCACCCACCCCTTCATGCGGTTCTGATGACCAAGTGAGATAAACGTGGCGAACTGACCATTGTCATCCCTAAGTGAGCATCTTTCGGGTGAGAGCAAAGTCGGAGGTAATCAAGGAGGTCTGACCCCTTTTACCTAGCCTAGATAAACGAGAGTCAGTTATGCAGGTTGTTGATAACATTGTGCATAAGTTATCCACAGGTAGGTCTGTGGGTGACCTGCGTATGTCTAAATTAAAAAAAGAGTTAGGGAATTCGGATACGGGTTCCCGTCTCACCACAGAGGTAGGTATGACCCCAGACGAGGCACGTAAGTTACTAGACCAAGTGAAAGATGGTAAGAATGTTCCCGTCTACTTAATCACGATAGCACTTATCTTTACAGGAGATATAAATGGACTTGATGACCCCAGAAGAGAATGAAGCGTTTAACGACCTAGAACGACAGTCCAAGGTTAAACAAGAGATAGTAAAAGACTCACTCTGGCGCAAACGCCAGAGACTAGATGAAATAGACCTCCTGACAAACATAGTAAGAGACATGGCTAAACGCATAACTGAACTAGAAAAGAATATGCAGTTAGACACTTTGCCCACACCCTCGCCCACAAAAAGGGTAGAGGAAGATGACGATACCCAAGGCTATGTCAACACATGAACTACGTATTCCTAGCCCTTCTACCCATGCTTGCTGGACTCATAGTGTGGGTGTTAGATGAATTGTTAGAAACTATCAAAAGGAGAAACGATATAGATAAATATTGACACCGCATAATCATGTAACTGTATAATCCAATCTCAACTTTAAAAGGATGTTTCCTATGAAACTTTGTAAGACGTGTATCCATTTCCTTCTAGCAGAAGGAATCTCGAACCTTGAACTCGGACACTGCGGGTATCAACGGCCTATCTCCCCCGTCACAGGGGAACCACTCCAAATATCAGACCTACCCTACTGCGCCAGCATGAGACGTGCTAACGGCATGTGTGGCGTGATGGGTGACAACCACAGAGAGGCACAACTCCATGACTAATATCCCAGCATTTCCAAATATGAACGCAGCTATACAGTTCCAAGGCATGACCTTGCGTGATTACTTTGCGGCTAAGGCTATGCAAGCGCTGATTGACAACGATGGTTTATTTTCAGAAATACCAACACAGGCCTACGAAATAGCAGACGCAATGATGAAAGCGAGGGAAGCAGAATGAGTGACTTCACACCCGAAACCCGTAACTCCGCTATCTGGTCTGGTGACTCCCGCAAGGTAGCCCAAGGAAAAGCCAACGAAGTCATCCTCACCAAGCTGGGCATGATGGACATTCCTGACCTCTCTAACGTAGAGGCTGTGCAGATGGGTCATGTGATGGAACCCGTCATTGGCAGACTAGCACAAGCCAAGTTAAAGGTAGAACTCACCAAGATAGAGGAATCCCTCACCCACCCTAAAGAGGCGTGGCTACGCTCACATTTTGATTTTGCAGGTAAAGAAGATGGTAAAACAATACTGGTTGAGTGTAAAAACTACAACGCTGCTACCCGTAATAAGTTTGACGCTGAGGCTGGAATCATTCCTGCTGCTGATATGGCTCAGTTGGTACATGAGGCGACAGTATTCGGTGTGGACAAAGTGTATCTGGCTGTGCTATTTGGTGGTCAGGAGTTCTTCCTCTGCCCTTTTCACATTACTGAGCAACAAAAAACGGATTTAATCGTCCAGATGGCGGAAGTGTGGGCACGAGTTCTCTCTAAAAACCCCCTTCCACCTGAGTCATCTGACCAAGTAAGGCTCATGTACCCCGTAGATAACGGAGAGTCTAGAACAGCCTCACAAAGCGTTGAAGAGGCTTGTCGCTACCTAGCTGTCATCAACAAGGAAATAAAGGCTCTAGAAGAGCGTAAGGAGCAATTCCAGACCCTTATACAAGGCTACATGTCTGACAAGGCTACGTTGACCACCATAGAGGGCACAGTGCTGGCTACGTGGAAGAACGCCAAACCTAGCAAGAAGTTTGATAGCAAACTCTTCCAGTCCTCCATGCCTGACATCTACGGGCAGTTTGAAGTGCTGGTTCCCGGCTCCCGCCGTTTCCTAGTGAAAGGTTAAATATGTTTTTCAATAACAATCGTATCAAACTCCTAGAAGAGTCAATCACGTATCTTGACAAACTTATAGATGACCTAAGAGAGCGTGTCTATCTTTTAGAGAACGCACCTTACGGAGTCAAGAAGGACGGCACACCTAAAGCCAAGCCCGGCAGAAAGGCTAAATCATGACCACCACAGACTTTGCAATCTACATCATGGCAGCCAGCTCTGTCATTGACACCATCATCACCTTACTGGAGAAGTTCCATGTCTAATATCGTCCCACTCGCTGACATTCAGCAAATGGCAGAAGTCGCAGCATCTAGCAAGATGTTCGGGTTTAAGAACCCACAAGAGGCTATGGCAATCATGTTGCTATGCCAAGCAGAGAGTCTGCATCCCGCCGTTGCTATGCGTGATTACCACGTCATACAAGGCAGACCTGCGTTGAAAGCAGACGCAATGCTGGCTCGTTTCCAGCAAGCAGGAGGTAGTGTTAACTGGAAGGAGTACACAAATGATAAGGTCACGGGGTTATTTAGCCACCCGTCAGGGGGCGCACTTGAGGTGTCTTGGAGTCTGGCGCAAGCAAAAGCTATCGGGATTGCCAACAAGGATAACTGGAAGAACTATCCAAGAGCTATGCTCAGGGCTAGAGTCATATCGGAGGGCATACGCTCTGTATATCCCGGCTGCGTTGTCGGAGTCTACACACCAGAAGAGGTGCAAGATTTTGATTCCCCTAGAAATCAAGCGCCCAAAGATATGGGCATGGCAGAGCGGGTGGAACCTGTATCTACGCCTGAGATACCGCCGAGCATTGAAGAGGCGGACGGTGCGTACAAGTTGTATCTACCCAACACAGAAGCACCTTACTCAGCTTTTCACACAAAAGAAGAATGGGTAGCTGGCTACGCTGAAATGATTGCACGCATCTACAAGTCAACCAAGTTTGACGATGCTGGCAAAGCAGAAAAGATAGATGGCCTCAAGGCTTGCAATATGGACATGCTAGAGAGCCTAGATTCTTTTCAGAAGATAAAGATTAAAGCTCTATTAGCGGAGGCTGGCGTGTCCACAAACCCAAAGTCGGAACCCCCACCATCACCCGCAGCGGCAGTCAGCGAGCCAATATTCTGAAACACCTTACTGAAATAGGGCCACTTACTCCTAAAGATGCCCTGCAACATTATGGAAGTTTCAGACTTGCAGCTCACATAGAAGTTCTTAGAAAACAAGGACACCCCATCCACACCACGATGGTCAAACAAGGCAGTGCCGAATTTGCACAGTACACATACAGAAAGGAAAAATATGAACGTACATAACGAGAAACCCGGCAAAGGGGTCATGTACTGGGAAGAAGAAGAACAGAGGAAAGGTGATAAAGCACCTGACTTTAAAGGCTTCATCGTCCTAGAGATGGACTACAAAGCTGGCGAGAAACTCAAACTCGCTGCTTGGCAGAAACCTACCAGCCGAGGCTACAACTTGCTCTCTCTGTCTGAGGACAACTGGAGCAAGAAAAAGAAGATGGAAGAGCGTGGAGACAAAGAAGTGCCACCGTCTTACAACACCGTCAAACATAAGAAATTTGGTGGTGATGGCTTTGACGACGACGTGCCCTTCTGATGGCAACTAAGACCTCCCCCACACAGCGGTCACTAGCGTATCTACGTGAGCAGGGTTACCACTGCGAAATAGTAGAGAAGTGGAACTCCTTTACAAAACAAAGGAAAGACCTCTGGGGGTGGTGCGACATCCTTGCCATACGAAAAGGAGAAGTCCTTGCCGTGCAGGTGACAGCTAGTGCGGTAAGCGACAGGATTAAGAAGATACAAGCGTCAGACACACTGGCTCTTGTACGTGATGCAAACATACGAATAGAGGTACACGGATGGAGGAAATCTGCGAAGACAAACAGGTATGTTCTGAGGATAGAAGACATATCGTAGAACTCATCAACATGAGTCTGAAACAACTCTGGGACTTAGCCTATCAAGCAGGATACGAAGATGGCATGTCCTTTATTGCAACACCTAACAAGGAACAAAAATGGTAAAGAAGAAAGAGCCAGTAGCCAAGAAAACAGTTAAGGAAGCAAAGAAACCACACATCTTTGTTGCCACCCCTATGTACGGCGGTATGGCTACGGGTTACTACACCCAGTCACTGCTGTCCATGCCCAACACCATGACAGCCAACAACATAGACATGTCCTACACAGCCATGTTTAACGAGAGCTTGGTGCAGCGTGCTCGCAACGCCCTTGCCCACGGCTTTATGAAAAACCCTGCCTATACACACTTGATGTTTATAGATGCAGACATACGCTTTAACTCAGCAGATATTGTCTCCATGCTCAACGCTGACAAGGACATCATCTGCGGTATCTATCCTAAGAAGGAAATTAGTTGGGAAGGCGTACACAAGGCTGTAAAAGAAGGAGTACCCGTTGAGAGACTTAAGCACTACACAGGTTCTATGGTTGTTAATTTGGTTGGCTACAGTGGCTCTGTTACTGTGCCTATTGATAAACCTGTAGAGATATGGAATGGCGGCACAGGCTTCATGCTTATCAAGCGCAGAGTTTTTGAGAAGATGAAGAAGTCCGTAGCCAGCTACAAGAACGATGTGCGTGACCTGAGCCTAACACTTGGTCAAGAACGTATCTACGAATACTTCCCAGTATTTATAGATGAAGATGAACGTCTGTTGTCTGAAGACTATGGCTTTTGTCGTAGAGCCAGAGACGCAGGGTTTAAGGTCTACGCTGCACCGTGGGTATCTCTAGGGCATTTTGGAACCTACCTCTTTGAAGGCGGGTTACTACCTGCTCCTTAACGACAGCCCCAGCGCTTCCTCGCCGCTTTTCCTCTCTCGCCCTTCCAGTTCTTAGAACGGGCACAGAAAGACTTGTGGCGAGGGCCTGACTTAGTAGGAGCTTTCAACTTGCTACCAGTAGCACGATTGACCTTTGCTCTACCTTTGGCAGTCAGACCGCCACCTGCTTTGACAGACAACTTCTCACCTCTGCCAACAGAGAGGTTAGGGGATTTCTTTCTAGGCATTGTGATACTCCGCTTCCGTTAGTATTCCCATCTTGTACTTGCCTTCTGGCTTGTAGATGGTTAGGGATTGCTGACGCATCTCAGGTGCAAATGATATGTGCATCCACCTTCCATACTCGTGAATAATTTGGTCAAACTTGATTCCATCCTTCAAAACAAGCTGACATAGTTCATAAGGAGTATGAGCAGAAGAAGAGCAGTCAATAGCCCACCCGTCCATGTGACTGGATACTTTAGAGCCACCAACAGCCACATTAACATCGGGCAAGCGTAGCCAAGAATTAACACGAAGAGCGCCTGTGACATTTCTGACTGCCTCCAACTTTTCAGCAGCAGTTTTCATGTTTGCTAACTGTTGCTCGCTAGGTTGATTGTCAATGTGCATCCGAATAGCCGTCTCGCTATACGTTGCCTCATCAAGAGTAAAGTGTTCTGAAAGGTTCATTTTTTCATCATGCCTTTCATGTCTTCTGTCTTGTCTTTACTACCTTGGCTAGAACCAAAGTAAAAAGATAACACTTGACCAGCAGCGCTAGTAATAAACCCTAGCGCAAAGATAACTAATTGCTGTTGGTCATTAGGCGTATCTACAAACATCAATATGCCAATAAGAGTAAACGCTAAACCAACAACACCCAAGGCTAGGATGGGAACTACTAACTTCTCTAACTTGGTAGCGTTCTCAGATGTTGCAACAGTTGCATACGCTTTACGTGCAGAGTCTCTGTCTTGAGCCTCCAGCTTGGCGTACTCTAGTTCAAGCTCTGCAATCTTTTGGGCTGCGGCTGGGTCACCTGCTATGGCTTTCGCCACTTCCTCCACAGTCCCTCCACAACCAATCCGATTAGCAATGGCACTAACAGCAGCGCCACCAAAAGGGCCAGCAACAACAGTTGCGAGAGTGGGCGCAACACCCTTGAGCAAGTTGAGTAAGTCATTCATTTCTTGAGTTCCTGTTTCAATTTACGCAGTTCCTTGATTTCCTTCTTGAGCTGGGCTTTCATGTACAGGGTTTCCACGTATGCTATTGATGTAGTTGCAACAATAATACATAGCGCTACTCCTGTCAAAATCCATCCGACAAGCCGTGCAGTTGCCACATTAGCCACCCAAAAATTAGAGAAACAAACATTACGGCAATTATTCCACTTGTGAACTCAATTAGCCTAATCTCTTCTTGCTCCCTCTTCCATCTCGCTAACCTTGCCCTGCGAATCATCTCTGACCTAGCCCACTCCTGCTCACGCTCAATCTTGGCGTGCATCTTCAAAAATCGGCTATACAAGTCTTTCAACTCTGCTGGCGCATAAACCATCGCCTCCCTAGTCTGCTCCATCAACTTCTCCATCTGCAACTCTATCAAGGCACGCTCTATAGCCTTCTTGCTAGTGTTTTGCTCAGGGTTGAACTTGGTCTTGGAATCCTCTTCTAGTTCACGGTAAAAGTTTGTAATCTGCTGCTGCGTGTCAAAGAGGACACCGAGGTTTTCCCCGATGTCGCTAATGAGTTTGAGTTCGAGCTCTTCGTAAGATTTTTGCTTGGCAGCAATCTTGGCTGTTTTCTTGGCAACGACTGGCTGTGTCGCTGTGCTAGGCTTAGATTGGAATAAACCAAGGAACCATTGCCAGATGCCCTTGATGGCCTTGACATCTTCAAGAGCGCCTTCAACCGTCTTCTTCGCACCTTCCAACTCCATCCTGCCCTGATGGAGCATGTCGCAACCGCTTTTGATAAAACTAAAAGCCGTCTGCGCTGCCAGCAGGAGAGAGAAGGGGTCAATGGTTTACCTCAAAGGCCTTCGCCGGGCGTTACATACACAGTTGCTGTGCCAGAAGCCACGATTGCGGAAACATATAAAGAGGCCGTGTTAGTAGCTTGTCTTGGAGCAGTAAAAATTACTGTTTGATTGTTATGAAGAATGGTTCCATACGCAGGAGTTCCCGCAGTAGGAATAACCACATCTTCAGTAGACGCAACTCCTAACCGAATAAACACCTCGGCTGCCGAACCGTTATGGATTCTTACTTGATTGCATGGGCTGTCTGAGAGGATAGAAACCGTATTAGCTGTTGTTGTTACGTTGATACGAGTTGTCTTTCCTTGTGCTTGAAAAGGAATATTGTTAGCCATTAGTACACCTTCTTTCCGTTTCCTACGGTGGGAGAGTATTTAGTTTGTGAGCCAGAACCAAAGTCCCACACAGAAATATATCCTGCTGGCATCTTGTTGCGAATGGCGTTTTGCCCGTTAGCAGAGCCATCACGGGGAAGTTGTGGGCGCACAGACTTGGCTATCTGCTGATTAGCCTCATGCGGACGTTGATGTTTCTTGTCTGGTGTCATTTCGTTTCTCCTTGACAGTTACGGTAGCGTAAGCGAAAACCACATAAATTGCTAGTGTTACCACCCTCTCCCAACTCCCTGCCCACAACGTGTAACACGTCAGGCCACAGGACGTTAACAGGGCGATTATGGTAATTAAGCGGTCGGAGATGACCCCTAACGCTAGGCGAATGATTGCGGTTGCATCCATGTAAAACTCCTTTTGATAATGATGTAATCATATTATCATGTATCCCCATCATCATCATCCATAAACCCTGACCCCCACTCGTCATCACTCATCTTGAGTTTGAGTTGCTCAAGTTTGAGAGCACGGTCAAGAATCTTGGTCTTGTCTGTCAGGCTTGCTTCTGGGTCTGCCATAGTGCTTTTCAGCAAACTAGAGATGGCTTCCTCTAGGTCAGCGTTAATGCCTTTGTCTTTTTTCTTGCTCATTAGTCTAGTACCCTCGTTACTGCTGGCAATAAATATCCAGTTACGGCGTTACGCATTAAAGTTTGAGCAAAAGTAATCTTCTGCGCTAAATCAACTGGAGTAACAAATATTTCTTGCAGCTTGGACTCAATTTCCGCCACCTTTTCTGGAGACATTAGCTTGTTGTCAATTAGGTTTTGACCAATGTATTTCCAGTCATCAATAGCACCTTTGAGACTTCTTGTGGCTTTGTCACCAAGAATTTGACCAACAGCATCCGCAAACTTTTCTTTGCCACCGGGATTAGAAAGAACAATGTCCGCCATCTCTTTCCACTCATCTTTGTTTTTACCAAGAACAATGTCACGCACCCTGTTGGCATCTGTAGTGCCGGACAGAATTGTTTGAGCCCTCTGAGCTGCCTCTTCCCGCACAGCTTTTGCTTGACCAGTTAGTGCTGCTCCTTCTGCTTTTGCAACATCTTTTGCCTCTTTGACAATTTCAGCAGCAGACTTCTTTTCTCCCTTTAATCCCTTGGCAGCAAGTTTGATACGAGCCTCGGCAGCCTTTTGCGCCTCTGTTTCTGCTGTAGACAAAACAGCACCAGTCTTTCTAGGAATAACGTCAGCAATCTGGGTAGCGCCTGTACGTAGGGTTTCTGCTAGTTTTGTACGTGCTCCACCAAAACCTTCCGCACGGCCTATAGTTTTGGCAGCAGTTTCTAGTTGTTGCCTTAGTTCTGGAAACTGGTTAATCCAGTCCTTGCTCTTGGACAGGAATGTTTCTATATCTTTGCCAGACGCACCTTCTAGCTTGCTGGTTACATAACCACGAGCAAGTTTTTCTGCTTGACGAGCATCACCGCCCAGCATAGCAACCAAATCTTTAACGCCTGTCTCTGACTTAAAAAACTGCTCACCCAAGGCAGCAGGGTCAGTGGCAAATCTAGCCATGTCAAACTCTTCCTTGCCAACAATCGCCTGTCCTAGTTTTGTTTTGAACAGGTTTAAAGGCTGTGAGTCAGCACGATATTGTTCTAAGAACTTGGTAATCTTGGGAGAGAACTCTCGTTGAATGGCCTCAACAGCATCTGCAAGCTGACCAGCCTGACGCTGGCCTATAGCGTCAAATCCCTCGGCAGGTAAACCATACGCACGGTCACGCAGAAAGCGGCGCAAGTTTTCCAAGCCTTCAAAGCTAACTGGTTCACCAACAATTACGTTATCAATTTGCTTTCTAGGGTCAAGTGCGTTTTTAACTTTTTGTAGCTGCGACTCAACTTCGTTAATAGAAATGTTTTTAAGTTTTGTCTCTGGGTTTTTAATAGCTGTTTCAATAGCTGTCATTGCTTCTTGGAAAGCCTTTGTTCCAGAAACACGTTGACCTGCTTTTTCTTTTGCTAAAGCCTCACCAAACGCCTCGCCCTTGTATTTATTGGCATTTGCTTCACGGGTTGCTTTCAGTTTTTCAAACACGGGATTAACAGCGTCACGAATGCTCTCGCCTGTTTGTGTGGGTGTTTGGGGTTGACCAACGGCGCTCAGGGTTTGTCTTGCTTCTTGCGTACCTGCTTGTGCTCTTGTGGTCAACTTTCCTGCTTTGCCTCTCATGTCAGCAATTTGTTGGCGCAACTCTTTTTCTATACGAGTTGCCTCTTGCTGACCTTTTTGCAAAATAGATTGTGCGTCTGCTTCTGATATTTGACGCTGGGCAGGGCTTAATGCACGAGCACTATCACGAATACTCTGCGCTCTTTTCTGTGCCTCTGCAATAATTTCTTGTGGCCTGCTAACGGCGGCGGACTCTAGTTGTTCAGCAGTCATGGCGGCTTGCTGAGTAATCTTTCCAGCGCCAGCTTTGAGCATGTCTACTATTTCTCTTTCGGCATCTATAGAACGCTGACCGCCACGGATGTCTTCTAGCTTTCTGGCAATAAATGCTTCTTGCTCTTTTGTCAGGCTTTGAGGCTTGATATTGTTTTCTTGCAATAGCTGACCTATTGTTCTAGCAGTAGACATGCCGGGAAAACCAAACTTGCCAGCCAAAGAACCAATCAACCCACCTGTCTTTGTTCCCAAATAAGAAACAGGAACAGGGGTTAACGTAGCACCCAATAAGCGTGCAGTCTCAGCGCCAAGTCCGGGGCCATACTTAGATTCGACAGCTTGACCAGCAGCCTCGCCACCAGCACCGCCAATAACTCCAGTAAAAAAACTAGCAGGACGAGACGCTTTCATGGCCTCGCCACCAAGCTCTAATGCTCCCCCAACACCTGTGCCAACACGACCTGCCAAGCCGGGTAAACGTCCAGCAGTCTGACGTATAGCGCCACCTGTTGCTTCCATCATTTCTGGAGCAAAAGCGCCGTAGATACCGCCTGTTAAACTTTCTTTAAAAACCTCTTTTCCTCTTTCTAAAAGAGTTGGTTCTGTTTTTTTAGGTTCAGCAGAGGCTGTAGCAGGGTCAAACTTGCCTTGCTTTGCTCCCTCTGGTTTTGCTGTGCTGGGGTCAAATGCCATTATTCTTCTTCCCAGTTATCTTCGCCATTATCTTTAGTACCTAAATACTTGGCCTTGTTACCTTTACTGTCTGTGTAGGTTGCGCCAACCTCGTACCTGCCCTGACCACCTATAGAGTAGTCGGCATTAGGGTTTAGGCCTGTAGGGGCTCCGGGCGCAAGCTGAATGTTTGGCATTTTAAATAACTGCTGCGTAATAGCTATTTGGTCACCAATACGTTTAGACATACCTCTAAGTTTGTCTTGCATTACATCTGCCGTATCTCCGGGCTGGGGAACAACACCATAGTTACGTAATGCCTCACCACCAGTAACAGCTTTACCAGAAATGTTGAGGTAATAGTTATTACGAACATCACGAATTTTTGTTAGGAATTGACGCAACTCGGTAGGGATGTCACCTGTGAGCAACTGGTTAAGCACCTCGCCCTTTTCAGTCAAAAATGCTTCTGCACGATATTGCTTAATCTGTGCCTGTAGCTGAGGATTCTTTAAGTCTTTAGCAATATCTTCTACGTCTGTTTTTAATTGCGTGTTTGCAATGTAGCCTTCCACAATCTTTGCTGGAGGTTTTAATCCTTTTTCTGGCGTACCAACATTACGTTTCATCACGTCAGAAATAAGTTTGGCACGTGCTCTGTCTGCTTCTCTTTCAGAAGCGGCTTCTTGAACTTCTTTTGCACGCCTGTCAGCAGCATCTATTTGCAATTTAGTACGAGAGTAAGCGGCTGCTTGTTCTTGCGCTTTGTCACGAACTGTAGCTTCACGCTTGACAGCCTCATTAACTGCTTTCTCGCTTTCATTTACAAAATTAAGCGCATCAGTAATTCTTCCCTGATTTATCATTGCCTTCACAATATTGCTACCTGCTTTTGTAGCCGCCATCTCAGCAGCAGCCACACCAGCCTCTTTGTCAGTAGACGCTAACTTAACAGCATCTTCCATCTCTTTGCGAAACTGAGCATGTTTCTGAATCATGGCCTTAAAGTTTTTGTCAAACTCAGTGGCTTCTTTTTTGTACAGGTCACCACGGCCTTTTTGATAACCCTCTAACATGCCATTCATAGCGCCCATAGCACGCTGGGCATCTTGCTTGCCAACAATCATTCCAATAACGCTAACAAGGGAAAACAAACCCGCAAGGTCTTGTGCCGTGTCTTTTGTTGGCACAAACGCTGGCAAAGGTTCTTTTTCTATCTTTTCTTTGTATTCTTGTTGAGCGCCTTTTACAGCTTCTGTTTCTCCCTGTTGAGCTATGGCTTTGCCAGTAGAGAGGATTTCGGATTGGCGCTGTTTAGCTCCAAGTTCCTCTTCCTTTGCCGAGGTTAATTGAGGCCTCAACTTTGCTTTTGTTTCCAAAAACGGTTGTTGTATTCCCATTATTTCTTTAAACCCAACTTGTCCTTTGCTAGGAAGTTTTGGTTCTGCAATATCAACTAATGGTTCTGCCATGATTAACCTGCTGCGGTAGTGCCAGCAACTTGCGGAGCAATACCGTAAGCTGTACGAGCAATGTTGCTATAGTAATTGCTAGTCAACTGGTTTACATACTGGTCAGCCTGTAATCCTGTTCTGATAGCACCCAACGCAATGTTGTCACCTATGCCAGACAACTTAAGTCCATAGTCATATTGTTGTGACAATAATTGTTGACGGAAGGCTTCCACCTGCGCTTGCATTTGAGCTTGACCAACACCGCCTCTGCGTTCTGCTGATTGTGCCGCCTGTGCTTGTACTGCTTGCAAAGACTGCTGTGCTTGTGGAGTGAGTTCACCACGCTGTGCTTTTGCTTGAATATCTGTGCCAGCCTGTTGGTAAGGAGCGGCAAGAGCTCTCATTTGAGCCGCACCTGCTTGTCCAGCTTCTTGGGCTTTTTTGGCTTGCCTAGAACCTAAGTATCCTAAAGCACCAGCCAAACCAAGATTGGCAAGAGTATCTTTTCTTAAGCCTGTGCTTCTTGATAATTGGTCAGCAAGACCCTCTTCTTTTTCCGCCGCAGTACCAGTAACGCCAGCAATAGACTGACCTGACGTTAGTCCAAATTTAGGGCTTTCCGGTATAGATATATCTGTAGTTAAAGCAGATGGAGAAACAGCCAAACCTGCTCCTGCTCCTCCGCTTAATTGACTGGCAGAAGTACCAAATGGCTGCACACCAAATTGTGACGCAGATGGGGCATCATATATTGATGGCGCTCGAAGCCCCTGATATCCACCCGATTCTTTAAAAAATGTTGGGCCAGATGTTCCATCGGGCCTATAAACAGTAGGCATAGCTTGACCAGTTCTGGGGTCATATAACACTCGTTCAGCCGTACCCGGCCCAAAAGATATGTCTTCTTGTGTTGCGGTATCTGGACTGTATCTAGTTGCCTGAATGCGGTCTTCTGCTCCTTGCAAACGACTTGTTTCCGCAGCAGACTCGTCAGGAGCGTATGAATAATCTACCTCAAAAGAAGGAATACCAGTGTCAGCATGGGGTTTACCACTACCACCACGGGCTTTTAGCAGGGCTGCTTCCTCGTCATTGATGTAGGCAAGCCTGTGACCGGGAGGGGCTTTCTTTTGTAGAAGAGCAGCAATCTTGCGGACATCTCCGCCCATACCTGTAAGTTTATTGAGTGTAGATGCCATGATTAAAGTCCTAGTGCGTCTTTAAGACGTAGGGAAGCCTCGTTCCACACGTCTTTGCGTTTGCCCCCAGTTTGCTGCCCCTCAATTTCACCAGCACCACGAGCAGAAGTCAAGCCCGATGTCACGGCAGAGGTGGGGTAAAACGGCAGGTCTGTACCCAAGGTTTTTGACAAAACAGTGGTCTGTGTAGGGGATGACCCAGAATAAATAAACAGGTCAGAGTCTTTAGGCTTTTCTTTTGTGACCGCAGTCTCTTCTTCTGTTTTTTCCTTAGTAGTGTCTTTAGCAACGTCAACAGGAATTTCTGGCGTTTTTATCGTGTCAGTTGGCGTAGTTGTTGTGTCCTTGGCTGGCGGAACATCTGGTGAGACAACTTCAACAGCATCCTTGGGAATCTTAGGAGCAGTAATAACAATTTCTGGTATTTCTGTTACAGGCTCTTTAGGCGTAGTTGGTGGCGCAGGAGGAGTTATTAAGTCAGCAATTTGCTTGTCTGTAGGAGTTTTGTCTTTGGCTGGAACATCTGGCGTAACAACTTGAACGGCATCTGTTGGGGGAGTTACAGGCTCTTTAGGCGCAGTAATAACAATCTCTGGAATTTCTTGTACAGGAGTTGTGGGTGTTGTAGCGGGTGGTTCAGTAACAGGCGGTGTTACAGGAGTTGTGGGAGTCTTATCAATACCAGCCTGTTTAATAATTTCGTCTTGCTCTGCTTTTGCTTTTGCGTCAGCAGCGGCCTGTGCATCTGCTTTTGCCTGTGCATCAGCCTTTGCTTGAGCATCCGCTTGCTCTTTTAGTTTTGCTTGGACTGCTGCTTCCGCAGCCACCTGTGCATCGTGTGCCTCTTGTGCCGCCTTCGCTTCTGCTAGTGCTCGTTGTGCTTCTTCAGCAGCCTTTGCGTCAGCGGCGGCTCTAGCGGCTACTTCTGCTTGCGCTTTAGCCGCATCTATAGCCGCTTGTCTCTCTTCTGCTGCTTTTGCTTCTTGAGCTACTTGTGCGTCATGGGCTTCTTGAGCAGCCTTGGCATCTGCGGCATCCTGTGCTGCTTTTGCATCTGCGGCAGCTTGAGCATCTGCTTTGGCTTTTGCTTCATCAGCAGCTTGCTGCTTTGCCATGTCTGAACCTATAGCACCAGCACCACCAACGAGCGCACCTGTAGTGCCCCCTGTAATGCCTCCACCAACAGTAGCACCTGCCACTTTGCTATCAGTAGCGCTGGTTACTCCACTTGCAGCAAGAGCAGCACCTGCATTTTTAATAGCGTCTTCTGATGAACCGCCCTTGGCTAAAGTGGAAACATAAGACGCACCAGCAGAAGTAATTGCATCCGCACCAACTTTGCCAACAGCATTAGATATATCTTTTGCCACATCTTGTGCGCCTGTTTGCGTTACTGCGTTAACAGTAGCATTCTTGAGAGCAGTTTCAAAATCAACGCCTTGAGAGACTTGATATGCAGTGCTAACAAGTGCAGTTCCCACAGCCGCACCAACGCCTAGTTGAGCTCCCAAAGCAGCACCCGCTCCGGGCAAAGCAAGAGCAACAGCAATAGGAATAACAGTCTTTAGGCCACCAGTTCCACCAGTGCCGTCAGCCTTGTTCATCTCGGCAATTTTTTGATTCTTATAATTTTCAAAATCCGCAAACTCTTTTACACTAGAGTTAATTAACGTATTTATTTCATCGGAAGAAACTTTGTTGCTAGTGAGATAGTTAATAGACGCTTTTGCCGCATCAATAAGTTTTTGCCTATCTGGTGGCTTCTCGCCGGGCACACCACGCCAGTTTTGCAATGAAACCAAATTCTTTGTATAGTTTTTGAGTGTGTTTTTCTCAAAAGCCATTGGGTCAGCTATTGCATTTTTTATGGTGTTGTTAACCATTTGACGCATAAGCGTCTCTGTCCCAAGTCCTTGAATTCTGTACGTGTCATTTGCAACTTGCTCTAAATTAGGTATAGCATTTATTTTGCTTGTGTCTATTCCTGTGTCGTATGTAGAACGACCATCCCATCCGCCACCAGTAACAATTAAATTAGCCATATTAAACTCCTAGCGCTGCTGCAATTTGTTGATGAATTGTTTGATGAACACCTATCCAGTCATAGAAGTCATCCTCAACATTCCAGTCAGAATCTAATAACTGGAATGGGTTATCAAGGTTAAGTATTGTTGCTAGAGACTCATGCTCTTGATTGTGGATAAGCAACCAATCATCTAGGTTCTTTGTGTCAGCATCCGTTATAGGATACTTCTGAATAAGTATTCCTTGGTCAGCAAGAATTTCGTAAAACAACTGGTGTTGCACGCCATTTTCAAACAAGAACTCTCCCAGTCCGTCTTTGTCACCGAACTTTACGTAGGAAAGCGATTCCATGTTCATTACTTGTCTGCCTTGTTATCTAACTTTTCAAATATTTGTTTTAAGATGTCTTTAACTTCACGTATGTCATCTTTGTAATCATCCTTCTTGACATAAGACTCGTGCATATTTTCCATCTTGTCCTCTAGTTTTTGAATACGCTGGGTGAGCATATTCAGCACATAGCCAGCCAAAAAGCCACCTATGCTGACAACGATGTTAAATAATTGTTGGTTATCCATGACGAGCAAATGTCCAAGAAGGAGTGATTTTTATTCCTGCGTTTCTAACTTATCTGTTGCATCTACAGGGGTTTGTGCAAGGGATTGTTTAAGCATGTTCAAGAACGTGTCTTTGCCAACTTGAAGCTGGTCAAGATTGAACTTTGCAGAAGCAGATTTACGCTCTAAATCAATAACATGGTCTAGTAGCATCTTCTGCTGGTCTGTAAATGTTTCCACGTCATACTCAACGCCATCAATCGTAATCTGGGGTTTTGTGTTGTTGCCCATATTAGTTCTCCTTTAAATACCGCCATCGTAGGCTGGCGGCTTGCCTTATGCTGTTTCCCAAGGAACTCCGCTTGTGACTTCCTTGCGTTGCTTGAATGCTTCCAATTCTGCATCTGCTTGCTCTTCTACGCTGGATTGAACAAGCTCTTTTACCCAATCAATAACTTCAGACTCTTCCAAGTCCTCAAAATCTATTGGATTACCGCTAGGTGCATTTAATGCAGTTTGGTAGTTGTGGGTGAAGCTGTCTGTGCCGTCAGAAGCAGTAACAGTAAAAGAGACAGAGACAACAATGCCGTCAGCATCACGTTGCATGCCAGAGATTTTGTATTCATAAGTGTTTGCCATGATTTATTCCTTTTAAAAAATTAAGCCCAACCAGTTCCAGCAGGGCCAGCCGCCGCCGCACTTTGTGTATCCATTTGTTGTAAACGGAAATACAAGACTTTAGCAACAGTACCTGCTGCGTTAATGTTTGCGCTCAAACTGTACTGAGGAATGATTGTTCCGCTAGTAGTTACTTTTAAAACTCCACGCAAACTGATTGTGTAAACACCAGCAGCAGTAGTGCTTGCGGCAGTCAACACATTGTCTGTAGTAATGTTTACAGCGTCAAATGAGAAGTTGGCTGTTGCACCACCAGCCGTAGGTGCGCTGAGAGACATGCCACTAAAACTTCCAACCGCAGCCCCTGTTCCTCTTATGTTTATTCTTGCGGTTGCACTTGTTACAGATGTTGCGCCTCTAGTAACAATAAAAGAAGTATCTAAAAAATACGTCCCTATTGACAAAGTAATTGTGTCGTTTGCAGAAGGTAGCAAAACAGCATTTGTTGCTTCTGTATTTGTTCCTAGAGCAGTACCTGTACCAGATGAGTAATTAGTTAGAGGTAATGTTCCACGTTTAAAGTTGGTATCTGTTGTTCCATAAAACACAGTACCGTCATACTCGACAGCACCTGCTTCTGGAGTGGTTAGGTTTGTACCAGAGGTAAGTTTTACAGGAGCTGTGTTAGCCGTGGCTGTTCCAGCTTTAATTGTTACAACGGCTGTAGGCGAACTAGTACCTATACCCACATTACCAGCAAAGTAGTTATCAGCAGTTCCAGCCGCATAGAAGTTATATCTTCCTGTTCCACTTGCTATGTTGCTGTAAAAGCCATAGTTGTTGGTTGCACCTATCAGGGTGCTGTCTGCCACAAAACCAAACTGGTTTGTAACAGTAGAACCAGCACCAATAGTTCCTTGAAATGCGTAAAACTGGCTTAGATTACCTACTGTAAATGCCGTGGCTTGTGTTCCCATCCCAGAGGCAATGCTTCTACCCGCTGATGTTGCATCAGACTGAACAACGCCTTCGCTAAGAAGCCCATACGAGGTTGTAGAGCCTGTAATAGTTTTAGATAAACGAAAATTTACGTTTGTAAGAGATGTTGTTCCAATACCCAAAGCACCAGCCATGTAGTTATTGGCTGTGCCTGATGCATAAAAATTCCAACGTCCGCTTGCCGCTGCTATGTCACCATAGAAACCAATGTTAGTTGTAGCACCAGTAATAGATGAATCTGCTTCAAAACCAATCTGTGTTGTAACGGCAGAAGTAGCACCAATAGTGCCTTGTGAAGCATGGTAGTGAGACAATATTCCAATCGTGAATGCAGATGCGGCAGTTGCTGGTACAGATAAAAATGTGTCTGCTCTTGCAGTTACATCTGAAGCAATAGTTGCTACAGCCGCAACTTGACGAGCAGTTGTGCCTCCAGTTAATGAGCCGCCTACTCTTAGAATTTGTCCTGTTGCTGGCGTTGTTCCAATACCTGTTTTACCAGCCAAATAGTTATCAGCAGTGCCACTCATGTAAAGGTTGTATGCACCTGTTGCAGATACAACTTGCCCATAAAACCCGTAGTTGTTTGTAGCACCCGATAAAGCAGATGCTAAAAATCCATATTGATTAGTAACAGTAGAGCCAGCCCCAAAAGTTCCTTGCTCTGCGTAAAAATGAGATATTGAACCTAGAGTAAAAGCTGTGGCTTGTGTGTTTACTGTGGTAGCAAAATATCTGACATTAGAAGTTACATCAGATTGAACTTGTGAATTTATTCTTGTGCCATAACTTGTAGTTGCACCAGTAATGGTTTTGTTAATATTTAAGACTACACCAGTTACTGTGCCAGAACCAATAGAAACAGTTTGTGCGCTACCAATACGCATTACTTCAGTAAGCGTACCACTAGAATTTGCTGTGCTAAATACTAAACGACCTTGCACAATGCCTGTGCTTGGTGCGACATCTACTGAAGCAGAAATAGAAGCAAGACTAATTGGTGATGTACCATCATCACCAGACCAGTTAATTGTTCCTACTGCATCCCCAGATTGAACCGCTACGCCATAAGTTCCAACAGTAGTATTGCGTGATTTTGCAAATGCTAAATATGTTTGAGACGCATCATTTGAGAATCTACCAATACCGATTGCTGAAGTGCCACTTGTTGTTCCACCAACAGTAATTTGCGCTGTTAATGATGGTGCGGTATTAAATGCAGAAGTTGCACCTTCAATTACCTTACCATTTGCATCAATCACAAACGGCGTTGAGTCAGGATTGGTACTGTCCTCAACCAACAAAGCATTACCAGTACCAAGTTGCGTAACACGCAAAGCGGCATTAGTGTTGTCAGTAACGCTAATGACAGGACTTGCATTAAATGTTGTTGTTGAATTTATTGTTACGGTATCTGAAGAAGCATCACCAAGCGTAGTGTTTCCAGAAACATTTAGCGTAGTTACATTTGCTGTAGTAACAGTTGCAGTGTTAATGGTTACGTTACCAGTGCTAATAGTGACATTAGATAAAGTTAATCCATTTAATGTTGTAGCAGTGCTACCAAGACTTACAGAGGTGTTACCAAGGGTGACACTGCTATTAGCAAGATAGCCATTAGGGAAAGCAACAGACACACTGTTGATAGCCACGTTAGCCAAACTCATGTTGTTCATGAGAGTAATCGTGTCACCAAGCACAACAGATGTATTACCTATAGTAATACCTGTTGCAAAGTTAGTGTCAAGTTGCGACAGGGGTAGGGAACCTGTTGCGTTCTGGAAGGTATACGGAACTGCCATTTAGAACCTCACTCTCAATTCGTGTTCAAACTCAATCGTGTTAATAATGAATGCTGGATTGTTGGAAGTAATGGTCAAACCCAAATACTTTCCATACTGTTGAGCATCTGATTTATACAGGTTGTATCCTTTAGAAGCAACCCACGGTATAACCGTTGAAAAATTGTTTACCCAAGGTATAGGAATACTTACGTTATTCACCCAGTCAATACCCGTGTTTGTCAATGAATATACAGGGCTACTACTTGTCTCACTATCAACAGTCACGTCAAAAGTGGCAGGTGTTGTCAACGTGGCTTCCACACCAAACTTCAATGCTTGCTTAGTGCGGATAGGGTCTTTCATGGGAGAAAGAGAAGATTGAATAGTGCTACTAATATTGGCACTAGCATCACCATACAAACGAACTAAATCTGTACCAGATGTTCCATACATGTTAATAAGTCCACCCAGAGGAGCAGACGTTATGTACGTTAGTGCGCCTTGGCTTGTGATAAACCACTTCTTCTCAAAAAAGATAGCTTGCACATAGCGTGAACCTGTCGTAATAGGAAAACTACTATTAAGGTAAAAGTTAAATGCTGCACACAAAATGTTGTTGAGCAATACCTGACCTGCCGTGACAGTCCTAGTGAAATCTATGTAAGGGAAAACCCCATCCATAGGGTCACTAATCTTGCTAGTGGTTGAGCCTACAAGGGCGTACATACCATAGTCGTTCATAAACAAAACAGAACGGAAGTATGGGAACACGGCGTAAGGACGCTTGCTACCAACAGAGGCACTTACGTTTGTGTTTGTAAATAATGTTTGACCAGTAGTAGAAACCCTTAAATCAGAGAAGACGTTGATAGAGTCATCTCCAAATATGTATAGGAAGTTGTTAGCAGACAGTGTTGACTGAATGTTGCCGTGCAAAGTTGAGTCTGTAAGGGTAAAACTACCAGCAGAAACGCTAGTGAAGTCAGAATAGGAACCTGCTGCGGAATAAGTAACTGTGCGACCTGCTGCCACCCACACACGTCCTGAGAACGTGG